TTAGGCGTCAAGGTGGCGCACCGGGACAGGCTATCTTTGGTACTAAGTTTCCTAATGTATCAGGAGAAAACCTGCAACTGTTTGATAAGGCACGTGTACTTGCAGATGAAAGCACAGGCTTTCCTAGCTTTGCACATGGGCAAACAGGTGTATCAGGTGTAGGTAGAACTGCATCAGGCATTAGTATGCTTATGGGTGCAGCACAGGGAAGTATTAAGTCTGTAGTTAAGAACATTGATGACTATCTACTACGCCCACTAGGTGAGGGTCTGTTTAGGTTTAACATGCAGTTTGACTTTGACCCTGATATTAAGGGTGACTTGGAAGTTAAGGCACGTGGTACTGAAAGTCTTATGGCTAATGAAGTACGCAGTCAACGCCTTACACAGTTTATGCAGATTGCAGCCGCACCATCACTAGCACCTTTTACTAAATTTGATTATATTATTCGTGAGATTGCAAAGTCTCTTGATCTTGATCCAGATAAAGTAACAAACAATATGAATGAAGCTGCACTGCAAGCAGAAATGATGAAGGGCTTTCAACAGGAACAGCCACAACCACCGCAAGGTGGACAACCACCAGTAGACGCATCCGGCGTTGGCGGTGCAACGATAGGTACAGGTGGAGTACCTGCACCGGGACAACAAGGATTTACAGGAAATGAACAGCAACCTACTCAACAACCTCAAGCCGCTGGTGGTCAACCAGCAGGAATGGGACCAATTCAATAATTATGTTGAGGACTTAATTAAACAACAGCATCGTACTATGGAACAAACAGATGAAAGTGTTATAGTCTATAGGGCGCAAGGCGCAATACATACATTACGCAGATTACTTTTACTTAGAGAAGAGGTACTACAGAATGGGTCTAATGGATAAACAGATGCAAGCATTTGCACTAGGTGGATTAAAAGACGAAGGTGGCGAAATTGATGAAGCATCAGGCAATCGTGTACCTATCGGTGGCACTAAAGAAGGTGTACGGGATGACATACCAGCTAATGTAAGTGAAGGTGAGTTTATTTTTCCTGCAGATGTAGTACGCTATCATGGCCTAGATAAAATGATGGCACTACGACAAGAGGCTAAGATGGGCCTTAAACAAATGGAACGTATGGGACAGATGGGTAATAGCGATGAAGCTACTATGCCTGATGACTTACCATTTGGTATGGCTGATCTTATTGTTGTAGGCGGTGAAGGTGAGCCTATGGAATTTGCAGAGGGTGGATTTGTACCACAAATGCAAACATTACAGACAGCACCTGTACCTACAATGGGCGGTGGTACATCTACTGGTACGCAGACACCTATTGTGTATGATGACTTTATGAAGACACCTGTAGTAACTATGCAGGAATACCGTGATGCTAACGGTAACTCTATTATTATTACATCTGTAAATGGTAAGGCTACTACAGAAATACCTGCAGGGTATACATTGTATGTGCCTCCTACTAATGCTGCACCTACAGCTACACAGGCAGCTATTCAAACAGCTAACAACTATAGCTATCAAACTTCTGGTGGTGATGAAGGACCAGATACACCAAGAGAATTGCAGGTAGACCCTGACTATGCATCTATGGATAATGATACATATTTTTCAACTATGGAACGTCAAAATAGTTTTGGTGGTAAGGCAGGTAATGCGGCAGCAATGGGTATTGCATTAGCAATGGGGCCACTTGGATTGCTTACAATGGGTATGTTACAGGCAGATAAACGTAGGCAGTTAGCTGCTGCAGAACAACGTATTGCTGCAGAAACAGACCCAACAAAGAAAAAAGCATATCAAGCTACCTTTGCTAAAATGGGTGGTAAAACAAAAGAACCAGAAGAAGAAAATGCCCTTGTAAAATTTGGTAAAGGATTTGTTGCTGCTGTTGGTGGTATGTTTGGACTTGGTAATAATGATGTTGAAAAAGTTGCAAGTGTTGCTGGTAGTGCTGCTGCAGATAATACTAATGTTCCTGCTGCTAAACAAGCACCTGCTGCTGCTGTAGATGCAGGAATAGACTATACTAAGCTGCCTGCTTTAACATCAGATTCAACAAGTCCTAATCCTGTAATGCCTAGAAGCGGAAGTTTATTTCAAGATAGTTTATACGATGAAAGACTTGCTAGAAGAAATGAAACAGGAAAAGGACCGGGAGATTCAATAGATAGCCCTGCTATTAAAGCACTACTTAGATCGCCTGATACAGACTTTACTGGCGATTCTGCAGCAGGTAATATACAAACACCTACTCCTACAAGACTTACATTAAATCAAAGTGATGCAATGCAAACACGTGACCAAGCACAAATTGCACTAGATAAAGTGGCGGCTATGGAAGCTGCAAAAACTATTTCTCCTACTGAAAGTACTATGGATATTATGGGAGGTGTAGGAACTGAATTTACTCCTGCACCCCCAACAGGAACATTTAATGTAGTTACTCAACCACCTCCAAGGCAATCAAGTGATGCTAACGTAACTACAACTCCACCAATAAAACCTACAGCTAAACCTGCTAGGCCAAAACCCGGCGAGTCTACATTAGAAGTTGCACAACAAACGCAAAGGCCATTAACTATACCTAGTGGCGGCATGGATGACACTGCAGCTATACAAGCTGGTATGGAACCTGTAGCACAAGCTGCAGGTACTCCAACAGCAGGATACGATAGACAACCTGTAGCACAAGCTGCAGGTACTCCAACAGCAGGATACGATAGACAACCTGTAAAGCGTGCTGAGTTTGAAAGGGATGCTAGAGAAACTGTGCTGGGTACACCATTTGATTTTTTTGGTAGTACAGAACAATTTAAAGCTAGAGAACTATTAGCGGAAGCCTACGCAGATGAAAAAAATACGCCCGGTAGTACAAAAAATGTAGAAACAGCTTTAATTAATCGTTATGGTGTAGGGCAACTACAAAATGCAGGTTTACTTAATGAAGAACAAATATATGCTAGACCTTCTTTGTTAAAAGATGGGTCATTTAGACCAGATAGAATAGAGGGAAGTGAAATTTTAGCAGATGGTGTTACACCAAGGGGAGCAGCAGGAAAGTATCAAGTATATTTTGATGGAAGTAGGAATCCTAAAACAATTTCTCCAGTAATGATGCCTAGCCCACAACCATCCCCTGCTATTGAAAGACCTGTGACACAAACAGATGCAGCATTTGGCGCACAAACAGATTATGGTCGGCGTATAGCAGAAAGTATGGCAAGAACAGCAGCCACACCTGTTAGGGGTACTAATGTTGCTGGTTTTAATTTTCCTACATTAGATAGTATTTTTCCTAATAAAGTAACCCCTGCACTTAATGAAGGAGCTATTCAAGCGCAAGGACTTTTGGAAAGACAAGCATTAAAAGATTCACCTGATATGTTTGGGCCAAAGGTAAGCTCTTATCCTACAATACCACGTGCTGATCCTGTAGATGATCCATTAGGTGCTAATGCACAAGCCGCTGCTGTTACGGAAACAGGCATAAGCAGGGAACCTAGAGGTGTTACGTTTGTACCCAAAGTAGATAATAAGCAAGTAGTAGCTGATGAATTAAGAGAACAATCACTTACTATGCCTTCTCAAATACAACAAGCACCTGCAGTAACACAACAGGCACCTGTAGCAGATTTTGCAACTCCTATGGACACTCCTACTTATGGTACTTCACTGAAAAGAAGCCCTACTGATTTTCAATATGCTGAACCAGACCCACGTGATAATGTAAGTAATATTTCTACTGGTGAAGAAAGTCAACTTACTTTAGGTCAAGCTAGAAATGTAGAACCAAGAGATATGTATGGAAGAAATCTTGTTGATCAAACATCAACAGCTTTTAATCTTAGTCCATCTAATTTAGCTAGTCAATATGCTAGTTATGGTTTAGGCAAAAGTGGTCAAACAGGAACTTCTTTTTCTATAGACCCTTACACTAGTCCTATTACTACTCCTACAGGTACTGCAGTACTAGATGATGAATTGCCTTCTGCAGCCGCTGTGCAGTCTGTAAAAAATATTAAAGCTAAAGCTAAACAATCTGATGCAGCACGTACTAGCAAAGGCACAAGCACACGTAAAGCAGCACCTACTGGTGATGACAGACGATCTGAACCTAACTTTTTAGAACGTGCCTTTGGTATTGAACCTGCAAAAATATCTGCAAGACGAGGCAATGATGGTGTGTTGTATCGTACACAAGAAGATAAACGTGAAGCTGATAATCGTCAATTACAATCAGAACAAATAAGAATGGGTAGTGAAAGAAAAAAATATACAGATTCAGCAGCTTCAAGAGGGCAGAGTAGAGATGAAGCAAGACTTGAATATAATGCAAGGCCAGAAAATGCTAAATATATATCTACAAAACATGGTGGAGATAAAGAACCTAGTAGTAAAATTGTTTGTTCCGCTATGAATAACGCATATGGCTTTGGTTCTTTTAGAAATAAAATATGGCTAGAGCATTCAAAAAATAACTTGACAAAGGAGCATCAAGTAGGTTATCATAGGATGTTCCTTCCTTTAATACACTTAGGCTATAACAAAGACTATAAGTTTATAAGAAAATGTTTAGAGCATATTGCTAGACACAGAACAGCAGACATTTACTTTCAATCAAAAAGTAATAAACGTGATACATTAGGTATGGTGTATAGAACTATACTAGAGCCTATTTGCTATTTAGTTGGAATGTTCCCTACATCAAAGGATAATAAATAATGAATCCAATAATAGAACTTGCTATGGATGATGCATTTAGTAATTATCAAATGCTTTCAGAAGAAGAGCAAAACATAATTCGTGAAGCAATGAATGGACCTTTAAGAAATATAATTGCAAAAATATTTGGTCCTGAATTTAATGAGGCTTTAGGGCAATTTGCTAAAGCAACTCCTGCCCCTAAACGTGGTTTAGCTGCACGTTAAACAGCTAATTAGAACTGGCCTACCCACTCCCCTTACAACACAGGCTACGGTGGCCCCAGTAAATAGGAACTAAAATGGAAAACCAAATAGTAGAGGCACAAGAACCGCCCAAGTCAATGATGATGCAACGTAAGAGTAGAGTGCATGAACGTGTAGAGGAAGACGAAAAAGAACTACGTGAGTTAATGGCAGAACGTGAAGGCGCAGAAAAAGAAGCTGAAGTACAGGCCAAAGAAGATGCAGAGCCAGAAGGTGCAGAAGAAAAGAGTTATAAGAAACGCTATGCTGATTTACGTAGAGGATCACAAAAAGCAAAGGCAGACTTAGAGGCTCGTATTACTACACTAGAGTCGCAGTTAAAACAAAGTACTGCACAAGAAATTAAACTACCTAAGTCAGATGAAGACATAGATGCATGGGCAAGCCAGTATCCAGATGTAGCTGCTATTGTTGAAACTATTGCTATTAAGAAAGCACGTGAACAACAGGAAGGTTTACAGGAACGTATTAAAGAAATTGATACATTACGGGAAAGTGCATCACGTGAGAAAGCTGAAGTAGAATTACTTAAAGCACACCCTGACTTTGGTGAGATACGTGACAGTGATGAGTTCCATGAGTGGGCAGAAGAACAGCCTAAGTGGGTACAAGAGGCACTATACGAAAATGATAATGATGCAAGGTCTGCAGCACGTGCTATTGATTTGTACAAAGCAGACATGAACATTAAGACAAAAAAACCTAGCGGCAATAAAGATGCAGCTAAGTCGGTGAATACTCGTAATACTAGAAGTCAACCAGACGCCACAACTAACAATACTAAAATGTCTGAGTCACGTGTAAATAAAATGACTACACAACAGTATGAGAAACACCAAGACGAAATCATGGAAGCTATTAGAAAAGGTGAATTTATTTACGATATTTCTGGTAGCGCACGATAAAAAGACTTGACAAGCTTTAAATAAAGAATATAACTATATACAATAGGTTTAACACAGCCCCCTACTTATTTGGACTACCTGTGTTAAACCAACTTTCACAAACATAAATAGTTTTAAAGACTACCTAAAGACATTGGCCCGTTATGTAAAAGGTCGGCCAACTTTTTACAATATCGTTACCCATTAGACTTAGCCTCATTACATACCGTTTGTAGTTTGTATCTGTGTCTTAATGCAAAGGATTAATATAATGGCATTCCAGACAGCTACGGGTTATGGAAATCTACCTAATGGTAATTTTAGCCCAGTTATCTACAGCAAACAGGTACAGCTTGCATTCCGCAAGTCTACTGTTGTTGGGGATATTACTAACTCTGATTATTTCGGAGAGATCAGTGGTCAGGGCGATACCGTCAAGATCATTAAAGAACCAGAAATCTCTGTTTCTGAATATGCACGTGGCACAAATGTCACAGCGCAAGATTTAGAAGATGCGGATTTCAACTTAGTCATTGATAAGGCTAACTATTTTGCCTTTAAGATGGACGATATTGAAGAGGCTCACAGCCACGTCAATTTCATGGACCTTGCAACCAGCCGTGCTGCTTATCGTTTGGCAGACAACCATGACCAAGAAGTTCTTGCGTACATGGCTGGCTACAAACAGTCTTCTTTGCACAGCAAAGGTGATACTCTTAACACAACTGTTAATGGTACAAAGGCTGTAAGCTCTGCAGGTTCTAACGAACTGCTCTCCTCTATGCAACTGCATAAAGGTGACTTTGGTAACATCACTACTTCCTCTGCTGGCACTCACTCAATTCCTGTGACTGCACGTATGCCGGGTGCTACTTCGTTGCCAACTGCTACCGTTTCTCCTGCAATGATTGTTGCACGTATGAAGCGTTTGCTTGACCAACAGCAAGTTGACTCACAAGGTCGCTGGCTTGTAGTTGATCCAGTATTCATGGAAATCCTTGCTGATGAAGATTCACGCTTCATGAACGCTGATTTTGGTGAATCAGGTGGACTGCGTAATGGTCTGGTAGTTAATAACTTCCACGGCTTCCGTGTGTATTCCTCGTCTAATTTGCCAGCACTAGGCACTGGACCGGGAACTAGTGGTACAGCTAATCAACTTACCAACCTTGGTGTGATTGTAGCTGGACATGATTCTGCTGTGGCAACTGCCGAGCAAATCAATAAGACAGAAACATATCGTGACCCTGACAGCTTTGCTGACATTGTTCGTGGTATGCATCTATACGGTCGTAAGATTCTTCGCCCTGAAGCAATCGTTACTGCCCGTTATAACGCAGCGTAAGGAGATATACAATGGCTACTTTTGATATGACCCTTGCTTCTACCGCTGGCGTAGGAGCTAACGTACTTGCTGTCCCAACTGTTGTTGGTAATGCAGTACGCACTATTGAAGCAATCTTAGATATTGATGCTATGATTGCTGCAGATGCTACCATTGCTGATGGTGACATTTTCCAACTCCTTGAAATTCCTGCAGAGACAGTAGTTATTGCTGCTGGTGCAGAAATTATGAAGTCTTTTACTGCAAGTTGTACTTGTAATATTGACTTTGGTGGTGGGGATGACATCATTGACGGTGCTGCACTAGACGCTGCTGCTGGTACATACCTTGCAAAAGGTAGTAACGGTGAAGCTAACGTAGTAAACACAGGTTCAGCTTCAACATTTGCTGCTGAAGCACTTGCTTGTGTTGGTGCTGCAGATACCATTGATGTAACAGTCGCTGGTGCTGCTGCTGCTACTGGACGCTTACGTGTCTATGCAGTGATCGCAGATGTTTCGGCTGCTCATACTGAGGCTGCAGCAGCTCAACGTGATCTACTGTAATAAACCTACATACTTTGGGGCTGGCTATATGCTGGCCCCATTAGTGTATCAAATTTATGCAACAAAAAACTCTTGGGGCAGACAAGGATTATTAAGGAAACATAATGGCTCTTACTTTTCTTTCATTAACTAACAGTGTTATTACTCGCATGAATGAAGTAGAGCTTACTTCTAGTACTTTTACTAATGCTAGAGGTGTGCAAGTACAGTGTAAAAATGCTGTTAATGAAGCAATACGTTATATTAATCAAAGAGAGTTTGGATATTCTTTTAACCATTCAACAAATACAGAAACTTTAGTGCCGGGAAAAGTTAGATATGCTTTACCCACAAGTACTAAATCTGTAGATTATAATACTGCTAGAATTAAACGTAGTACTACACTTAATGCATCTGGCACTAATCTTACTACGTTAAACTATAATGAATATATACAAAATGAATACGCTAATCAAGAAGATGAAATAACTTCTACTACTTTAAATGGCTCACACTCTGCTTCTGTTGAAACTTTAACACTTACTTCTACTACAGGTTTTGATACCTCTGGTACTATTTATCTTGGTGGTGAGCAAGTAACTTATACTGCTATATCAGGTAATGATCTTACAGGATGTACACGTGGTGCTAATAGCACTACTGCTGCTATACATGCAGATGGTGTATTTGTATCACAGTTTGAAAGTGGTGGTGTACCTAGAAATATTGTACGTACACCTGATAATAATTATTTACTTTATCCTTTTCCTGATAAAGAATATACTTTGACATTTGATTTCTATACATTTCCTTCTGATTTATCTTTACATGGGGATACTACTACTGTACCTGACAGATTTGCGCCTGTTATAATAGATGGTGCTTCTGCATTTACATATCAGTATCGTGGAGAAATGCAACAGTATCAATTAAACTTTGCTAGGTTTGAACAAGGCATTAAAAACATGCAAAGCCTGTTAATTAATAAATATGAATATGTACGATCTACTGTTGTGCTTAGACCACGTGGTTCTGTCAACTTTATGTCTGGTGTTATTTAATGCCAGATAGTTCTCAAACACAACCTGCTGCATTTAATTGTGAAGGCGGTCTAGTTAAAAACCGTTCTACTTTTCTTATGCAACCGGGAGAAGCATTAGAGTTAGAAAACTTTGAGCCTGATGTTGAGGGTGGCTATAGAAGAATAAATGGACATCGTAAATACGTAAATCAAATAGTACCTCAAACATCTGCTAGTTCTGAAAAAATACTTATGGTTGCTAGTTTTGCAGATAAAGTATTAGCTGCTAGAGGTGAAAAAATATTTAGTTCTGCTTCTACTGAAGTTGCTTCTAAGATATCTTCTAGCACAGGCATGACAGGCTCTGGTACTATTACAGTAGATAGCACTACAGGATTTTCTTCTAGTGGTACTATACAAATTAATGATGAAATTTTTACTTATACAGGTGTTACCTCTGTCACTTTTACA